TGACAGGTCCGCGCCTCTCGCCTTGTGGCACGGTAACGCGGCGCGGCACGATGCCCCTAGAATCGTCTAGGATTAGTTATAGGCGCATCTGTTCGCGGTAGTAGTTTACCCTTACCGGAAGATATTCACAGGGTTTCAACATATTATAAACAATGTCATTTAGCCTGTGGGTAACTTGTTAATCTACTAATAAGTTAGTAGCTCCCCCTTTTGATAGGGTAGAATACTGGCGCATTGTCGCGTGCTACAGGCTACGCTTATACCTTAGTTAGTTAGTATCAAGTATTAAGTAACTAACTACTCACACAGAATCGCACGCCATCAGCGCACGATTTTCGCACACGTTCCGCGCCCTCGTTTCCCACCACCCCCCATGTCAGTAGAAATGAGCCTCTCCCGCGCGCGCCCCTTAAAGGCATCGCTCATCCATGTATTTATAAGGTATACAAATTGGCTCGTCCACGTAACTTTAATTCTGTAAAATAGGGTCCCCTTTTCTCGCTACGCTCGAAAATACAATAGGAAAAACCCAGAAAATTTTCCAGAAATAACGAGAGTTTCGCCCTCCCTTCGCTTTCCGGTTATCTCCAATTTGTCCGTGAATTACAGGGTTGACAAAGACTCGCGAGTATGCTATACTGAACCCGAGGTCGGAGAATCTCATGGAAGAATTACTAGAAGAATCTGAACGTGAGCGGCGATTAACTGATACTGAACGCTTGCTTGAGAAATTGGGCATGTTGCGCGGCGCTCCTTCGCCGTTGGCTCGGAGGGAAATTCCTGAAGTAATCATCAGCGAGGAAGCTGAAGGCCAAGTAGTTCAGCATAACTCACATGGTAGAACTCGCGGGGCTTTAAATTTAACAAACGACCAGCGAGAGCTGGCCGGGAGTCTCGCTCGAATTCTACCCGCGAGCCACGTTGCGGAAACTTTAGGATTCTCAGATTACGCCGTTCATCAGGCTAAGAACGGTAGGAACTCTCAGGGCGGTCCGGAGAACGCGGCACTTCAGGAGAAGTTAGATAAGAACTTAAGTCGGGCGCGGGACAAAGCGTTAGACGTTCTGATGGAGTCGCTCGATTTAATGGACACGGGTAAACTTGAGAAAGAGGACGCGAAATCTCTCTCAACCATCGCGGCCAACGTTAGTCGCGTCGTTGAGAAGACGTTACCGAAGGACAGAGAAGCGGGAGTTCGCGCTCAGCTAATCGTTTACGCTCCCACTCAGGTTAACGAGAATCGCTTTGAAATCGTCGAGTTGAATTAGTTTTTAATTGGAGAAGGAATCATGATGCAAGAAGGACTCGGCGGTTTCAATCCTCAGATGTTACAGGAGTTACTGCGTCGTAAACAGATGCAGGCTCAGGCTTCGGCTGTGCCTCAGATGCAAATGCAGCAGCAGATGCCTCCTCAGAATCCGCAGATGCAGATGCAGAATCAAATGCAGCCGAATCCGATGATGAATCAGCGCCCGCCGATGAATCCTCAGATGATGCAGCAGAATCAGCGTCCTCCGATGATGCAGCAGAATCAGGGACAGAGAATGGGTCAGCAGCGCCCCGAGTTTAATCCTAACGCTCGCTCGCGTTTCGGTCAATAGTTGAGACTCGAACTTCAGGAGATTTCTATGAGTCCTTATACTCAAACGATTTATGGGCCACACAAGGAAAAGCGTGGTCGTAAACACGTCTATATTGTAATGCCAGATGGAACTCGTAAGCATATCCAATACCATCGTTATCTATTAGAGGTCCACCTTGGCAGATTCTTAACAGATGATGAAGTGGCCCATCATAAAAATGGCGACCCGACAGATAACCGGATTGAGAATTTAGAAGCCTTAACGCGTAGAGAGCATGAAATTCTACACGGTAAGGTTAGAAAAGATTACATTGGTTGCCAGTTCCATTGCCCGTCCTGCTTTAACTTATTTACACTAAGTAGAGAACAGATGAGGGCAAGAGAAAAGAACGCTAGACACGGCACCGCGACTAAAGGGCCCTACTGTTCTCCTTCTTGCGCTGCCAAGGATAGACTTAATAACTTTGGTAAACTGAATCTTAGGAGCTCCGTATGAACGGTGAGTTCAGAAAGCTGAAAGATGGCTACGGTTTCATCGCGGGTAATGATGGCATTGATTACTTCTTTCATTGGTCGGGACTCTCTAAGTTCACAAAGCAGTTCCGTTATTGCAAAGAAGGTGAGAAGGTAGAGTTCGACGTGCAGGTTAGCGAGCGCGGACCTCGTGCTGTTAACGTGCGCGTTGATGGTTATACGATTCTGGTTCCAGTATCGGAACCCGCGTTAACGGAAGCTAGCGCGTAACAGATTGGACGGGGCATTTTCCAAAAGAGTTGCTTACTGGGGTTGGCACATCTTTCCATACATCGGATAACAGCCCCGTCCAATTCTCTTATTTTCGAGTGAAGCGAGAAAAATGCCTGTAGTATCCTTCGGTAGTAAATCATCGGTTGATAAGAGGTCGAGGAATATGCCTCGACTCCCGATTGATAACTACGGGAAGATTCTCAGGAAGGGCGAGCGAATTACTGCTGCACCAATGAAAGATTGGGCCGGTAGTTGGCTCGCTCGTAAAGCTGGTAATATCGCGGAACGGATTACTGGCTTTCCATTCTCAGAAGCGCGCTCGATTCAAAGCGACCCAGTTACTGAGGAGCAAATGACCGCGGATTCTATGATGGGACTTGTGTCCCCTCTAGGAATTAACGTATTCCACGGAACTGGCGCTCCTAAGTTTCCGAAGTGGGACTGGAATAAAATCGGTCGCGGCGCAGGTGGCTCTGTTTATTCTCACGGCATTTATAATTCTGGAGACGTAGAGCACGCCGCTAATTACTTCGACTCTCTCAGTTCCCGCATCTCGGGACTCCGTTATAAGGGTATGCCGATGGACGACGCTGTTGCTTCACTTAGAAGCCAACAGTTTCCAGCGCCAACGACTAAACTCTCACAGAAAGATTTCTCGAATTATCAGCGGCTCGTTAACCAATCGAGAAGGGCTAACGCGCAGAAGGCAGACGCGCTTGGTAATCTTGGTAGTGAGTATAATCGCTCTGTCCTCTCATTAAATCCGCAGGGCAGGTTACTCGACTCTTATAAGTATGTCCGCAAAGGTTACGCGAATCATTTAAAAGATATGCGCGCTAATCAGGGCAGGGCTAATGCTTTAGATTACGATAAGTCAGCGATTAGGCCGCGCGCCGCTTTCTTAAAGAAGGCTCTCGGGGGTGAATTAACCACGGGTGCTGATGAGATTCGCGGCGGCATCATTAAGTCAGAACTTCCTGATGAGTATCTTCCGAAGATGCTTCGTTGGGATTCTTCATTATATGAGCAGCCAGCACGAGTGCAGGAGTTCTTAACTCATCAAGCTCCTGGGACCAAGGACTCATTCTTTAACGTTCTCTCACGACTTTATAAGGCTGATAGGTCTGGAACCAATTTAAGCACGAATCCCGGCTCGATGACGGGTTCAGATATTCAGCGTGGATTATCGACGATGCTTAATCCCGCTGATAACTCGTTCCGTGACGGACTGAGCAGAATCTATACTAGTCCTTCGCATACTGCTGACCCAGCGTTAAGTGATATACTCAATTCGGCAGGAATCAGCGGCGTGAAGTATAGGATAAGCGGGAGTAACAAGAATCCGCTGGACCCGAAAGCTTTTAATTACGTGAGCTACCGAGACTACTTACCGAAGATTCTCGATTACTACGACAAGTCCCGCTTCGGTGAACTCGGTATTCGTTAGTTAAACAAAGCCATGCCTTTAGGAACAGAGCGGCCAACTTATCAGCCGGTTCGTCCAATGCCGTCGCATAGTCGTCGAGACTATATGACAATTGGTCGTGCTCCACAAAGTCTCGTTGGCGAATTAGGTAGTAAGTATGATTGGTTCAAGCCGATTGCTGAGCATATTGAATCATTAAAGGAACAGCCGGTCGCTCGTGTTGCAGGATTATTTTCTAATTTGTTAGGCGACCCAACTGACCCTGCAAATATGGCTCCTGGGATGAATCAGGCAGTAGGATTCATGTCCGCGCCCCGCCGTATCGCTCAGGCTAAGAAACTGAAAGAAGAACTCGCCGCATCGCAGGCGATTTACGCGGGATACGGCGCGGAGCATAAAGGAATTAAGTCGTTACAGAACGCGACTGAGAAGTATCCGCACGTAATGGGTCACTTCGGTGACGTGGGAATGTTGCCCGAAACGTCGATGCCTCAGATTACTGGTAAGAACCAGACGGCTGGTTATTTCCAGAGAATGAAGGCTAAGACTACTAAAGACTTAAATGCTGCGAGAGAAACGAGCGACCCGAACTATCGCTTAAAACTCTCTCAGAATTATGGTATCGCGGGTAAGTGGGGCCACGCTACCCAGAACTCGATTGATAATGGAATCACGAGGCACGAATTAGGACACGCGGCTACTGCACTTAGGGACCAGCCTTCTGCTCTTAACTATAAGGCGAACTCTGCTAAGTACGGCTACCGTGCGAATCCTGATGAGATTCGTGCGAACGCTATTGCTGCGAAACGTGCTCCTAGTATGCAAGTGTATCGACACGGCGTTGGGCCGGAAAAGAAAACGATTAAATCCACCTACAGACCGAATGATTACATGCAGCGTTTGAAGAATGAGATGTATGCAGCTCTCATTCATCCAGAAACTAAGGACGTTCATAAGCGTGCGTTCGCTCGCGATTTTATGAATTACGAAGTTGACCTTCCTCCGGAGTTCTATAAGTACTACTTTGATTTGCCCGAAGGTAAGGATAACATGGCGGCGTTTTTAAGAAGTGGGCGAGTTCCTGGTATCAAGTCTGTAAGAATTAAGTGACGTGAACTGATGAGTGACGAACCTCGTATCTGGAAACCGCACGCTGTTCAGGAGGAGTTTCTTAAACTCCCGTTCAGTATTTTCGAAGCCCTTTACGGTGGCGCGGCAGGTGGCGGTAAGTCAGAACTCCTACTCCTCATCCCAGTAATTTATGGGTTCTATCAGAATTCTAATTTCCAAGGTGTCGTCTTTCGTCGCACTTATAAGCAGTTAGAAGATTCACTCATTCCTCGCGCTCTCGCGATTTATCCTAAGTTCGGCGCGGTCTATAACGATACTAAGCATCGATTCACGTTCCCAAGTGGCGCGAGGTTAATCCTCAGCCATATGCAGCGGACAGAAGATGCAAGACAACACGATACGAACGAATACCAGTACGTTGGATTTGATGAGCTTACAGCTTTTGATGAGTTCCAATATCTTTTCCTATTATCCCGTATCAGGTCAACCGACCCATCACTACCCACAATTTGTCGAGCAGCAACTAACCCAGGAAACGAAGGACATACTTGGGTTAAAAAGCGATTCGTTCAACCCGCACCAAGTGGACGAAAACTCTTATTAGATAATATCACTAAGAGTAAGCGGATTTTCATTCCAGCGAAGCTGACTGATAATCCCTACTTGATGGAGAACGACCCGGACTACATCAATCGATTAAGGAACTTACCGCTCGCGGAGCAGAAAGCAAAAATCGATGGAGATTGGGATGCCTTCGCTGGCCAGGCTTTTGATGAATTTAGGGACATTCATTATCCTGACGAACCTGATAATGCCTTGCACGTTGTTACTCCATTCGAGGTTCCAATCTGGTGGCCGCGAATCCTCGCGATTGATTGGGGGTATGCTGCTAACACTTGGGCCGGTTGGTTTGCTATTGCTCCTAATAAACGTATCTTTCTCTATCGTGAGTACATGGCTCGGTTGAAGAAGATTAGTGAATGGGGTTCGGATATAGCGCGGCTTTCTCACGGTGATAACTTAGTTCACGTTGCATTAGACCCGAGTGCGTGGCAGGATAGAGGCGACCCGAAAAACATCGCAACTCAATTTGAAGAAGCAAGCGGATTAACTCCGTTCGCTGCTGATAGGGATAGAGTAAGCGGTCGGATGCTGATTCATGAATACCTCAGATGGAAGCCTCGTCCAGCACGACAAGTTCCGAGAGAAGGATATAGAGCAGACCTGGCTAATGAAATTCTTAGAACGAGAGGCGTTAAGAGTTTCGAGGATTATCGAGAGTTGTTCGTTGATGAACCACCGGAAGAAAACTTACCGAAGTTACAGATTTTCAATACGTGCAAGGCAATCATCGAAACTCTAAAGTCGATGAGTAACGATGAGGATAATCCTAACGACGTTAAAGCTTTCGATGGTGATGACCCTTACGACGGTTTCCGTTACGGCTTGAAAGCTGTTGATTTCTATACTTCAGGATTAAGTGATGAAGCCAGAACTAGAGAGAAACTTGGCGCGATTATCTCGACGTTTGAAGCGTCGGGCGACCATACGAAGTTTCATCGGCAAATGGAGAAGTTCGACGCTGAGAATAAGGTTGTTCCTATCCGGGCTTTTCACTCTCGAAAGATTAAGACCAATGTGCAAAGGATGCGTCGCTTCGGAACTTACAATTAGGCTTCTTCAGTATCAGTTAGCTCGGGAACAGGAGCGAGCAGATAAGTTCGAGAAACTTCTGTTAGCGCATACTGGAGTTTCTAATGAATCGTTAGACCCTGATACTAAGTTACCTGAGGGTATACCGGGTAAGCTAACTTGGAATGAGATGCGACGTAAGTTAGAAGCGGCTGACCGTAAGAAGTATAGCGAGTTAAATAAAGTATCAGTTCCAGAAGGGCAGGAAGGATGAGCTTCTCAATTCAGCCCGGTGATTGTCTAGTATACGCCCCGTCTAGCATCATGGGCAAATTGATTGCTCGTAAATCTTGGTTTCCCTATTCTCATGTAGAAGTAGCTATCTCGCCTAATAGGGCAATCGGCGCAAGGCAGACCGGTGTTAATGAGTATCCTATTCGATTGAGTGATTTAGCAGTAGTGATGCGTCCTACTGAGAACTTTAATCTAGAGGATGGGATAGAGTGGTTTAACTTACATGCTAAAGGATGTAAGTATGATTACTGGGGCCTATTCCGATTCTACCTATTAGGCAAGCCGTCAGACGATAAGATGTTCTGTTCTGAGATGGCAGTTGGATTCTATCGTAACGCTGGTATAAGTAACTTATTTCATAAGGTTGCTTCTGACTTAGTTCCTCCGGGTTGGTTCGTGACTCTTGCTGATGAGTTCACCGAAGTTTGGAGAGCGTAATGGCATTTCCTATTGATGCGGAAGAACTTGATTCCTTAGAAGTGACCGAACTTCCCGAGGAAGAACTCTCTCCTGAGTTAGAGCCAGAGGAAGAACTTGAGGAAATTGAGGAACCGGAGACAGTTCCCGAACTGACTCAGGAACTTCGTGATTTACTCAAGGACATTATCAATAAGGTAGAGATTGAGGAAGAGCCTTTCCGCGCAGGTCAGTTACAGTTACTCAAGAAGCTTGACAACTTCTGGCATGGTATCCAGAGACTTTACTGGTCTACTATGTCACAGGATTGGGTAACGATGGATGGTGCGTTAGTAAACAATCCAGACCTCGCTGACCAGATTGAAGGCGAAGATACAATTGTCAACATTTATAAAGCGCATGGTGAATCTGTTATCGCTGCTCTTTCTCAGTCTATTCCTGCTGTTAAGTTTTTCCCGGCAGACGCCGACAACCCGGCTGACATTCTTTCTGCGAAGGGATATTCTCGAATTGCCGAGTTAGTTCAGAAGCACAACAAGGCTCAGGTATTATATACCCAAGCTTTGTTTACACTTTGGAATCAGCACTTCGTTGCGGCTTTCCATTATCCGGTGGAAGATGAGAAATTTGGCACCGTTGAAAAGCCGAGGACGAAAGAAGTCCCAGTTACTACTGAAACTCCTGCTTGCCCTAATTGTGGCGCGGACGTTTTGGAAGATAGTAGCTGCCCGACTTGCGGACCAGTTGAGCCGGTAATGATTCCTAAAGAGGAAATGCGGGTCGAGGAAGATGAACCGGAAGTAATCGTTAAGTCTCGTCAGGCTATTCGCATCTACGGTCCTCTGAATGTGATGATTCCTCATAACATTTCAGATATGTCTGATGCGGGTATTCTTGTTCTCTATACGGAGCAGGACGTAGCTAAGTTACGTGCTAAGTATTATGAGATTGCGGAGGAGATTAACCCGACAGTCGAGACTGATGCTTGGTATCGTGAGATGGCTGGTTCTTTATCAGACCTTTCTGGTAAGGTTACAGTTAAGGAAGCTTGGCTTGAACCTTGGATGTATTGGCGTTTAGGTGATACTAAGCGCGATAAGGTTCAGGAATTATACAAGCTGTATCCTGATGGTTGTTATGTAGTTATCATTGATAACAAAGTATTCGAGGCGCATAACGAGCCGCTGAATAAGCGATGGACTGTATCTAAATCGCCTCTTAGCAGGACGATTCATGCAGACCCGATTGGTAAGACTCTCTTATCGATTCAGGAGTCTCGTAACGACCTCTATTCGCTTAGTTTAGAAACGGTAAAGCACGGTATTCCAGAGACTTTCTTCGATGCCGAAGTTCTTAATACGGCCAAGTATAATGAAATCGAGGCGAAGCCCGGTCTATTATTCCCGGTTAAGAAGCGTCCCGGTCAGTCGATTGGTGATTCTTTCCACCAGTTACGGACCGCCACTCTTTCTAAGGAGATTGATTCGTTCGGTATGCGACTCGACTCTGATGCGCAGTTCCTTTCTGGAGCGAGTCCTACGATTTATGGCGGTGACGTAGGCGGTTCGCAAACTGCTAAAGAGTATGAGACTCGTCGTAGTCAGGCTCTACAGCGACTCCAGTTACATTGGAAGACGCTCACTCATTGGTGGGCTGAACTGATGAGTAAGGTAGTCGTTGATTACGCTAAGTCTCTATTAGAGGATGAGAAGTTCATAGTTGCTCGTGGCAACTCGTTCATGAACATCTGGATTAGGAAATCCGAAATCGAAGGCGGTGAGATTGGTCAGATTGAACCGGACGTTAGTGACCAGTTCCCAATCTCTGCTGCTCAGAAGAAAGACTTACTTGTTCAGATTCTCCAGATGAATAACGACTTCTTGAATTCAGTCGTTTACCATCCTGAGAACGCTACATTAGTCGCACAGATTATGGGCTTCCCTGAGATTTATATTCCTGGGGATGAGGACAGGTCTAAGCAGTTAAACGAGATTAACTCGATTCTGAATGGCGAACAGGCGATGGTTGAACAGCCGGTTGATAATCACCCTGTTCATGCAGAAGTTGCTAAGGCTTGGCTTAATTCGGAAGCTGGTATCTATACTAAGACTTCTAATGCTCCTGGCTACATGAAAGTAGTCGAGCATCTAATGGAACACTTACAGTTAATGCAACCTCCTCCTATGCCTCAGGATTCTTCTAATCAGAGCGAGCAGGAAGGGAATCAGAATGGCAACAACGTTAACTAGAGGCGTAGTTGAGTTCAGTCTTAATTCAGCAGTTGGCGATGGAACTGCTGGAGTCGCTCTTGGTCTGCCTAAGACTGAGGGAAGTTTAGGTCATACGATTGCTTGGCAGGTAGTTTACGCTACTGGAACCTCAGTATCAGCGGCGAGCACTTCTTTACAGGTAAGCATGGACAATAGCAATTGGGCAACGATTGATACGAATACGAACGTTGCTGGTTGCTATCGTATCGTTACGCCAGTTATCGGAAGATTCATTCGCGCCTATCATACGAGTGATACTGGTGCGACAACTATTTCCGTTAGCATCTTAATTCAGTAAGGGAGGATAAAATGGCAATCCTTCCATTCACTTTAGTATCGGCTAATGCGTTAGGTAGTGGCACGTTTACGATGCCTACTCCTACTGGTGTAATTAGGACTGGGACTACAGCAGGAGATACACTTAAATTACAGGCTTATGATACTGATACTGGTCCTGCTTATGTTGATTTACTAACGCTCACGGC